GTGACCAATAGGGCGCAGAACACCCGCTTCCACTTTGGTGCGGACAAAACGCTGGTGATTGCCAAGGGCATGACCTATTGCGCCAGTGTACTGTACAAGCTCAACTCTGGCACGGACAGCCTGTTTTTGCAGTTTGAGACCAAGAGCAGCAGCGGAGCAAAAAGTTATTACGGCAATGCATTCAAAAATGCGAAGCAGGACATTGAGCTGGACAACGGCTGGAAGCTGCGCTGGGCGGCGTTCACGGCGACCGCGGACGGCTATGCAGACGGTCTGTTTATAAGTACCGCGGACGACAACGCCACCGTTACCAACGATCTGACCATTATGCACCCCATGGTGCAGATGGGCAATGCCCCTACCGCCTGGACGGCCAGCAGCGGCGATTACCTGACTACCACCGAAACAAAAACCGAGATCAAGCAGACGGTGAGCGAAATTAAGCTGACGGCCAGCACAAGCGGAACCAGCAGCACCATCAAGCTGACGGCAGGCGGAACAGAGATCACCAGCGCACAGATCAACCTATCCGGCGTGGTGACATTCTCGGATTTGAGTACCTGGAACCAGGACAAGACAATCATCAACGGCGGCAACATCACGACCGGGCAGCTGCATAACCTCAACTACACCACCGTGTACGACCTGGACAACGCCTGGATACGTATGGGCACCGAGGCCGGTGAGCGCGTGTTTCTGGACAACCGGCACATCGCATGGTATGCCACCATCAACACCGGCAGCATTGGCCTGACCGGCGTGCTGTACTCTGAGGCTGGCAGCAGCTACATCGGCGCGTGCAGTAAATACGCCAAGTACGGCTGGGTGAATGGACTTGACCCCACATCTTACGTTGGGATGCAGATCACCTACAACCGCAGCGATGACAGCGATGCCGATTTTAACACGACGCGCGTTGGCGTGAGCGGCAAGCTCAACGTGCACAACCTAGACGTTTGGGGCAGCAAATCCCGCGTGGTGCCTACCAGCTTTGGTGCACTGAAAATGGCTGCATTTGAGACGCCGGTGCCCACCTTTGCGGACTGGGGTAAGGGCCGGTGCAGCCCAGACGGCTGGTGCCTGATTGCCCTTGACCCACGCTATGCGGAGACCATCGCCCAGTACGGGCAGCCCGCCTGGCTGCTGACTGACCTTGACGGCACCGGCCATTTGTGGGCGGAGGATTGCGGCCAGTACGCCATTGTACACGGCGCACCGGGGCAGAAATTTTCGTGGCTGGCTATGGCCGCACAGCGCGGCTATGAAGGCAGCTACGCCGACCGCAGCGACAGCAGCTATCCTGCCGGTGATCCGGCAGGCGTTGAGCTGGCAGCCAGCACCGCCGCAAGAGCGCAGGAGGCCAGCACCGATGCCGCAGCTGACCTGCTCGCTATAGATACAGGCGCGAACGAAACCGCAGACATTCTTTTGGAGGAATTGCAATGAAAAAATTATCCGGCGTGGCGGTCGTAACGACTGCCGAAGGTGAGCGAGTGAGCTACACCTACATGGAACTGGACGGTAACGGCAACATCACCAGCCAGAACAACCGGGGGTCCTTTGTAGCCCTGGACGAAGAGGTTCTGGCCGCCATCAAAACCTTGAAAGACGCTGTAAATGCGCGGCTGTGACACATAAGGGGGTGCAGACCATGACCGATACCAAACGCATTAAAGATTGCAAACGCAGGATTATTGCTGCCCTGAATGATGCCAAGATCCCGTATGCGGTATCTGAGCTGATTTTAGAGAACGTGCTGTCTGCTGTACGTGAAAATATGGCTGCGGAGGAAATGGCAGCGGAGAACCAGCCGAGCCAGGAGAAAAACGAATGAAACAGGGAACGCAATTTGCGCTGCCCGTGGAAATCGGGCTGGATCTGGATGATGTGAGCCGGATAGAATTTGTATTTAAACAAAAAAATTATAATGGTTTCCCGGCCATTAAATCCAACGTCTGGCCGGATGACTGCACCCGGCAGGAAGGACAGAACATCATCCTTATCCCCTGGACGCGGGAAGAAACGTACAAATTCCTGGGCGGCGAAACGCTGTACATGGACACCCGCATCACGTTGCGGGACAGCACTGACCAGCCGCAGACGGAGATTCTGGCGCTAAAAATGAATCCTACATTGTTCCAGGAGGTTGATGGTGCATGATCCAGGTGCGAGTAGCCCAACAGAGCGCCGTATCGGTGCGCATTGCCGGGGCGGCATCCGTGCGGGTGGACGTGACCGGCACCGCAGTGGTGGGTGCGCCGGAGTATAGCGGGCCGTATGACATCACACCGTTGTTCTCGGCGCAGACCCTGCCCACCGCAAAGCGGCTGATGCAGCAGGACGTAACAATCCGCAAGATACCGCAGTATGAGGTATCCAACGATTCAAGCGGCTACACACTGATTATAGGAGATGAATACTACAATGCCCAATAAATACGTGAATAAGGTGGTTATCGGCAAGGAAACGAAGCTGGACCTTACCGCAGACACCGTAACCCCGGACAAGCTGGCCAAAGGAATCACGGCGCACGACAAGTCCGGTGCCCCCATTACCGGCACCAGCACCAAAGACGCGGATACCGGCGATGCCACCGCAGCCGTAGCGGAGGTTTTGACCGGAAAAACGTTCTACGCGCGTGGTGCCAAAATGACCGGCACAATGCCGAACAATGGCGAGGTACACGGCGAGATTGCCACCGTTGCTGGGAAGTATACAATTCCCATGGGCTTCCACGACGGCGCTGGCGGAGTGACTATCGCGGCGACCGAACAAGCCAAGCTGGTGCCTGCCAACATCCGTGAGGGCGTTACAGTCCTGGGCGTGAAAGGCGCTATGAGCGGAAACGAAGGCATGAAGCCGCAGACCAAAACTGTTACACCGACCTTTGAGCCACAGGTTGTTCTGCCCGATACAGCGTATAACTGCCTGTCTCAGGTTACTGTGCAGGCGATCCCGGCCACATACGTTGATAATGCGGCTGGCGGCCAGACGTTGACGATTGGGGGCTGAGCATGGCCGTAAACAAGGTGGTTATCAATGATAAGATCGCCCTTGATCTGACCGGCGACACCGTGACCCCCAGCGATCTGGTGGAGGGTGTAACTGCGCACGATGCCACCGGCATGCAGATCACTGGCACTCGCCCCGCCACAAGCGGCACGGATACCAGCGATGCAACGGCGACAGCGAAAGATATTGCTAGGGGCAAAACGGCGTATGTGCAGGGGGCCAAAATCACGGGCGATCTGTACGAGACTGCAAAAGGGAAAACAAAAACCTATTTTACTTGGGGCTCTGAATATGTCACGTTGAAACGTGACGACAAAAGGGATTTAATCAACATAAAAATGCCCTGGATTGGCAACGACGAAATCATGCGGATCGATAGCTACATAGAGCTTGGAGCCGATGTTACTCTTTTTGGCGACGCTACCGCTGCGGATGTTGCAAAAGGCAAAACATTTACAAGTACAGCTGGGTTAAAAGTTACCGGTACTGCGGAGCCTGCCGAAAGCGATAACAACGTTGAGGCATACGCCGTCACGACCACCAGCCCCAGCGTGAATTTTAAGCGCACTGACGGGGCAATCAAGATCTGGGGCTACGGCACCATGACCAGTTCCGGTGGCTGGGGCCAGCAGACTACGAGCCTGGTCGCGTTTGAGGGCGACAAGTACCACAAGGGCGCCATATACGGCGGCCCAAGCAGTACCAGTTTGAGTCTAAGCATCAGCAACGGAAAACTGACTGGCCTGCCGAGTGGACTGACGGCGATCAGCGCGATTGTAACGAGAGGTATATGATATGAGACTGGAAAATGAAGACGTCCTGCTTCACTGGCCGCTGGCCCAGCACATTATCACCGCAGGCTGGCTCTACAATGATGGCAGCCTGCACCGGGCGCTGGATTTCCGCGCCGCCGTCGGCACGCCAGTATACGCCGCAGAGGCCGGCACGGTGGAGACGGCCTACCGCTGGAACGGCAAGCGCACCCAGGGGGACATCAACAGCTATGGCAACATGGTCAAGCTGCGCCATGCAACCTACAAGTACGGCACGTTGGAAACGCTGTACGCCCATCTGAGCAAGCTCTGCGTGGCGCAGGGGCAGCAGGTACAGGAAGGCCAGCTGATCGGTTACAGCGGCGATACCGGCAACTGCTACGGCGCACACCTGCACTTTGAAGTACGGTGGAAGGGCAGCCACACCAACCCACTGAACTGGCTGGACAACGATTTTAGCACGGCCAGCAGCGCGGTCGAGCTGGGCAGTTACAGCAGCATACAACACGCAAAGGAAGTGAAGCGTATGTATTACGCAATCGACGTATCGAAGCATCAGGGCAAATTCAATTGGCAGGCGGCGCATGACAAGGGCATCCGCCACGCCATGCTGCGCGCCGGGTATGGCCGTTACAGCAGTCAGGTTGACCCGCAGTTTGAGCGCAACGCAGCTGAGTGTGCCCGCCTGGGCATCCAGTACGGCGTGTACTGGTACAGCTACGCCAGCACCCCGGCGGAAGCCCGCCAGGAGGCCCGCTGCTGCCTGGCCGCGATCAAGGGCAAGCATCTGTGCCTGCCGGTGGCGTATGATATCGAGTACGAGCCGTGCATCCTGCGCCTGACCAACGCGCAGCGCACGGCACTTGTACAGGCCTTTTTGTCGGAGATTGAGGCCGCAGGGTATTACGGCATCCTGTATGCTAGCTGCGATTTTATCCGCAATCGGTTGGACCACAAGTTCCTGTCCAAATATGATATTTGGGTAGCGCAGTACAGCAGCAAGTGCACCTGCCCCCTGCCGTATGGCATCTGGCAGTACAGCAGCCGCAACGCGCTGGGCATCCCCGGCTACGGCACCAGCCTGGACTGCAACCGGGTCTATAAGGACTATGAGCAGCTGATGATCCAGGCGGGCCTGCAGGGCCACACCGCGTCCACCCCGGAGGATACCACCCCCAACAAGCTGGACAAGCAGCGGATCACCATTGGCCGTATCTCCAGCGGCGACCGCGCAACCATCCGCGCCCTGTGCGAGGGGCTGGGGCTGATTGCAGCGGGCCTGTACCGCGAAACCTGTGCGGATGGCAACCAGTGGGTGCTGGACATTGGGCCGGTATCCAGCGGCGATGCCTGGTACATTATGCGCAAGTGTGCAGAGCTGCAACTGATTGATGCAGGGCTGTACAAGGCCGAATATGTGGAGGAGTGATTTGGTGGATGCTATTGTTGTTGCGCTGATTACTGGCGGGTTGAGCCTTATCGGCGTTATTATTACCAATCTTGCCGGGCAGCGGCGCACAGAACAGCGCATGGCCACCGCACAGGCAGTAACCGACACTAAGCTGGAAGAACTGACCCGCGAGGTCCGCGCACACAACAACTTTGCCCAGCGGGTCCCCGTACTTGAAGAGCAGATGCGCGTGGCAAACCACCGCATCACCGACCTCGAGAACAGGACCGCCTGAACACGAATACATAGGAGGAAAAAATCATGGATTTTGCATCTTTTGGCATCGCATCCGTTGCCTGCATCACCGTTATCTGCTACCTTGCCGCAACGGCTGTCAAGCAGACCCCGCTGGCTAACAAATGGCTGCCGTCCATCTGCGGCGCCCTTGGCGGCCTACTGGGCCTTGCCGCCATGTACATCAACGTGCCGGACTTCCCGGCCGCCGATCCCCTGACCGCCCTGGCCGTGGGCATTGTTTCCGGTCTTGCGGCTACCGGTGCGGATCAGGTTATCAAACAGATCGGAAAAGCCAACTGACCAGCAAGTTACCAGCAAATTAAATAATCCATAATTAAAGCGGCGGGCTTTCCCTCTTTTCAGGGATTGCCCGTCGCTTATTTTTTATGCCTTATTTTCAGGCATTTTCCTTTACTTTTAAGTATTGTAGGACTATAATAAAATGTAATTCATATGAAAGAAGGAGTTTGAACGATGGTATTAACCGACAGAGAGCTCCGTACACTGAATCAGGAACTCACAGCACAAAATAAGCCTCTTATTTCTGATGCTAAGAGCGATCAGTTTTTCTCCATTGGCTACGACTTGACTACTTCTGGTTTCTATGTAGGTCAGGAAGCTGAAAAGTCAAATATTTCTCTGGCTCCTAACGATTCAGTTTTTGTTAAGTCAAAAGAAGTAATCGACCTCCCCAGCGATGTAATGGCATATGTTTCTTTGCGAAACAGCCGTATTCGTCAAGGACTAAGTTTGACCGCTCCGATTTATCAACCAGGGCATAAAACTAACATTTATTTCCGAATCACAAACGTCTCAAAACAAGCTATTAAGCTTGATTGCACTAAGGGCATTGCTTCTATTCTTTTTGTAAAGTTAGATTTGCCCGTTGACAAACCTTATGCTGGAGGTTTTCAGTCCGAGTTTGACTATCGCGGACTGGGCGATTATACTTCAACCCTATCCAAAGATATGGTTGATATCGAAAAGAAAGTTGAAAACGTTAAGGACATAGAAAAAAATATGTATGGCAACGTTCTTGCCATTATGGGAATTTTCGTTGCCATTTTTAGCCTTATCAATGTCAATGTATCGCTTGCCACTGCAGAAAATGTTACAATGAAAATGTTGCTTACAATGAACTTTTCTACTGTAACATCTATTGGTTTCCTGATTGCATTGATCCGTACCTTTTACCCAAACGGAAAGCATAAATGCGCACTTTGGATTGCATGTGCTGTTGCTTTTGTTGCAACAGTTGTACTACAATTTATTCTTTAATTTCTGTATAAAAAGAGCCGAGATTTTATCTCGGCTCTTTTCCTTTTGTAGTCAAAAAGTAGTCAGCCCAATGCATAACAAAAAGCGCGGCAAATGTTTTGCACATTCTACCGCGCTTTTTCTGGTGCACCATCGGGGACTCGAACCCAGGACCCACTGATTAAGAGTCAGTTGCTCTACCAACTGAGCTAATGGTGCTTAATAAAGCAAACCCACGAACCGGGCTTTCCGCTCGGCCCGTGGGCTGCTTGCTTTTTAAGAGA